CTGCGTGCCACGACGATCGCTCCAGCCTCGGCGCGTATGCCGGTGAGACTCTCAAGTCCCAGACTGTACGCTCCAGCCTGGTGGATGTAATTTCTGAGCATGCTCTCATTACGGGCGCGCTCGCTGGTTTTCCAGTCGCAGATTGTGAGCGTTCCAGCTACGTCTATCAGGGCGTCACACGTTCCAGCGAAGCCGGCTGGGTGGTGGATGCTGAATTCAATGCCGTGAACGGCGGTGACGTTGTCGGCGATCCAGGCTTTTAGGCCTCGCGCGTAGCCTGCTGCGCTCCAGGGCACATTAGGGGCGCCGTCGAGGGCTTTTGATAACCCCCATCGGAAGAGCTGAGCCGGGCATCGTTCCAAGCCATCGTCTGAGGTTCTCCAGACGCCTCTGCGGTTGGCGGCTTTGCGGCTTAGCTTCGCTGCTGTCTTCAGGACGTACTCCGCGGCGTTGTGGGTCAGCGTCCCACGAGTGGCGGCTATATCGCGAGTAGTCGTCGAACCAGGACGTTCCAGCCATTTCCTTAGTGCTTCCTTGCTCTCTACAGGTGCAGTTTCGCTGAGGATACGGGTAACGCTGTGGTATTGGTTTCCTTCTTCATCCCAGTAAACCCTTCCTCCGGGATCACTCTCGTCGTCGCGGCGGAGCTTGCTACGTCCCAGGGCAGCTAATGCGTCTTGCTTGCTAGACACACTCTCCCCATTGATACCATACTCTACAAGGGGAATGTGAGATAACAAGAGAGAAAATTCCAGTTGAAAAGGGTAGAGATGGATAATTCCAACCCCACCCCCCTATTTGTGCCTGGGCTTACGAGTGCCCTTACTGGGTGGCCTCTATGCCAGCTATTTGCAGCTGATGGGAACCACCACCCGTCCTCGTTGGGAACCTAATAACAGAGCCTGAAACCCTACATGTCACCACTTAGCCCGAGTAGTGACTGTCAAGGCTCAAGGCAGGGCACACCCCCGGAGATCAGGGGGTTGCCAGGCTTCTAAACGTGATTCAGGCGTTCCAGTTGGGATGCCTTCATCAGCAGTTCACGGGCAAAACACAGCAGCTGCTCATCGCTGAACTTCCACCCCGTCTTAAAACTGACGGTGCAGTTGAGCAGTGCTAGGTCCTTGATGTCCTGATCAGTCATCGGACTTGAACGGGTTGCCGCCGGTAAGCAGACGATCCAGGGCAAAGCCTGCTTTGACTGCTGCCTTGTAGGCCTCATTGGCGGCTTTGTTGGACTTGCAGGGCACAGGGCGCAAGGTGTACTCAGTGCTGAGGCCTTGGCCTTCCTTGCTCAGCTTGAAGTCCCATTGACTGAAATCGGAGTAATCCTCTTCCTGCGAGATCTGATCAAGTTCCCGGATAAGGCTTTTTTGGCTGAATTCGCACACCCGGACACTCTGAGCTTCGTAGTCATAGACCGCGAAGGAGAGACCAAACTTCGGAGCTTCCGGAGCAGTCTCGTCACGGTTAAGGCGACGCTCGAAATCACCGAGCTCAGCGGCAATATCATCGGGATTCGGATCCTCAGCAAAACGGAAAGGCTTCAGCTGACCTTCGGGTGATTGGCCCCAAACGGTCCAGTACTCCAACGGGGAGTCAGACACGATGTGAAACCGTGCGCTGCCGCCCGAAGGGATCTTGCTGGGAGACAGATACCCGCCCCCCTGATTGCCGCCGCTGGCTTGGCTGCGGGCTTTGTCTGAAATCTTGAAAGGTGCCATGTGAGCTTGAGCTCGTGATTGGACTTCGAAAATGTAGCACAGGTTTGACAGGCGTCAAGCTGTGCATAGAATGAAAAAAGCCCCGCAGGGCTCGACTCCTGCAGGGCTTGTTGTTTATTCCTCGTCTCGTGAATCTTAGCACGTTTGTCTCACAACTCCCCAAGGATCTGGTATTAGCGCCGATCTATCGCAAGGGAGAGACAATGCGCAGCGGCAAAATTGCCGTTGGTAAAAATCCCGTTGAAGCCGCCCACGAGCGCAAGCTTGGACCTGCTGATGCCGCTCTGATCTGCGAGCGTTCCAGCAAGGTTGGAGCTGTTGGCCTCTTCACTGGCCACAAGGGCAACGGCATCGTCATCCTCGACGTCGATAAGAACCTGGGCGCCCTCGCCATGAAGTGGGGTGAGTCCGTTGCTGATGCTCCCAAGATCACCAGCACACGCAAGAATGCCGCCAAATTCGTCTTCCGCGTCCCAGAGGAGCTGTGGGGCGATGTAAAGGGCTGGCACCATGGCGAGGACCATGCAGAGGGCTACGAGGTCCTCTGGGGGCCACAGGGGCTCATACAGGGCGAATATCCCGGTGGTCGTAACTCCGAGCCAGGGGAATACACACTGCATGGCGATCTGAGCGCTATTCCTGCCGCTCCTGAGTGGCTGCTGGCTGAGATGAAGGCGGCCAAGGTGCCGGAGGGCAAGGGCTTCGTCAAAAACCGCAAGGCGCTCGATGTCAGCGACCGGACGCCCGAAGAGATCGCGGCCATCGTTGAGGAGTGCTTGACCGTCATCACCCACCGTGGTGCTGGCAGCCGGGACCACTGGATTCGCGTCGGCATGGCGATCCACGCTGTGCTGCCTACGGATGAGGGTTTGACGCTGTGGTCGATGTGGTCGGCCCAGGATCCTGAGTTCGGCGCAGAGTGGGAAGACGGCAATCCTTGTGAGCAGCCATGGAAGAGCTTTAAGCCTGGCCGTATTGGCTTGGGCTCGCTGATCTGGGAGGCGGATCAGGTTGACCCCACGCGCTCGCGATTTTGTGAGTCCAGCAAGTCGATCGTTGCGGATGCGGAGAAGGCGCCGACTCGATACCGCGTGGAGCGTCTCGGCTTCGATGAAGTCATCAAACGTGGCCGACAGGCGCTCGAGCTGGATGACACCGCAAAGATGAACTTCGAGCTGCATCAGCTGGCGCTCGAGGCTGGTTACCGGGATCAATCAGCCTTGGAGAAGCTGCTCGTTGAGCAGATGAGCCAGGAGAAGAACGGAGAGCAGTACACGCTCGAGCAGCTGCGTGATGCTGCCAGGCCTAGGAACTACATCATCCCTGATGTCTTACCCCACCCCGCTGTGGTGCTGGTCTACGGCTCTGGTGGTGATGGCAAGTCGATGTCGTCTTGGACTATTGGCAAGCACATCGCTTCTGGCCTGCCGTTCATGGTGCGTGGCCAACTCGTTCCGGTGGATCAAGGTCCTGTGCTGATCCTCAACGGTGACCAGTCGCCGGACATCCTTGCTGAGCAGCTGGATGAGATTGAGATGCCCAGCCGCAATGTGCACATCATCAACAACTGGAACCTGCAGCGCTACAGCCAGTTCGTGCGGGTGATGGATCGGATCAAGCCCAAGCTGGTAATCATCGACTCGCTGATTGGCTGCTCCGGCGGGCGGGCGTTCGATGAGAACAAGAGCGACTTCGCCACGCCGCTGTATTGGCTGAGCAGGAACAACGGCATCACCTTCAATGGCGCCACGATCATGGTCATCCACCACGCCAACAAAACCGGCGGGTTCCGTGGCACTACAGCCATCCGTGACGCTGTGGATGAGACCTGGGCGCTGCGTAAGCCCACCGACAAGGACGGCGTTCCACAGCACTGCCGGATCATCACCATCGAGAAGAGCCGTTCAGGTCGCAGCGGCACATCGCTGATCATGCGGCAGGAGAAAGACCTCAGCTTCTCGATTGCTGACTTCACACCAGAGATCGATCCAACTAACACTTCGCCCAGCAGCATCACCGATCGGGTGCTGCAGCGATTGCGGTCGATATTTCCACGCACGGTCACCAAAGCTGATCTGGTTGCCGATGAGTTGGTCGGTGGATCGGTGGCCGCCATCGGTAAGTCGCTCCAGAGGCTGGAAAAACGTCAGCTGATCTCTATCGCTGAGACGACTAAGGGCAAAAAAGGTGGAAGTCCCAAGATTTCGTACCAGGCAGTGCTCTCGCGTGGAGAGGGACAAGAGAGTGTCCAACTGGGACAAAACGACTGCACTGGAACGGAAGAGCAGGTGGACACCCAAAATCAGATCGGCACAGTGTCCAACTGGGAAACGCCAGGTGGACACATTTTTGAGGGCGGTGGGGAGTGTCCACCTGCAAATCCCAGTCCTGAAAAGGAATCTGCCCCAGATGGACACTCTGGTCAGTATCCCCGCGCGAGCGATTTCAGTCGCTGGGACTGAATTGTGTTACATTTACGGGGTTGAAACCAACCACCCCGTGAACATCACTTCCGAAATCGCTGCCCTCGCTTCCGACATCAGCCTTCAAGACTGCCTAGTCATGAACGACGTTTGTCGTGATGGCACGATCCGCTTTATCTGCTTCCTGCGCAAGCAAGCTCTCACCAACTCAGGTTGCGACTTGAGCGCCGACACGATCGAGCTGATTCAGGACATCAACAAGCTCTATTACTGTTTCTCGCCCGAAGAGAGGTCTGGTGCGTACAACAACAATCAGTACATCACCAGCAGCAGCAAGCCTGCATCTCGTGTCATTACAACCGAAGAGGTTGAGGTTGCCGTGGCTCCTGCGCTGACAACCAAAGCCGTTGATGAGCTGACCATGCAAGTCATCAATCAGTTCAAAAAGGATGGCAAGCCGCACTTCACCACCAAGGAGTTCGATGCGGCGTTCGAGGGTTTGCACAGCCGTAACGGTGCGCGGCGGTTTTACCCGGCTGATCTGATCGTTGGGTCGACCAAGGTTCCGCACTGGAAAACTCTGACCGCCTCGTCACGTTCCAGGGCAAAGGTTGCCGAGCTCGTGGTGTATCGCGAGCAGAAAAAGGACTGGTTCATCATTTTGGACTGATAGATACCTGCCCCCGCCCGTCGGGGGCTTTTTTATGTGCTACATTTCTGCGGCATTTGTAGTGCAATGGCAAACCTCAAAGAAATTAAAGTCCGCTTCACCGAGGCAGACATTGCAGGGATCGACAGGGTCGCCCAGAGTCAGGACATGAGTCGTTCGGAGTACATTCGTGAGCTCGTCACAGGAAAACTCACCAACGTCTGCACCCCGACGGATTTCCATCGGTTGGTTGCTGCTTCACACCGGGCTGTGGGTGGGAGCCTGGATCCCAGGCAAGTTGAAAGCGTTGTGGCTTTCGTTGTTACTCAACTTTTGGGAGTGGATCGGGGTTCAAATCGGAGAACTTGAGCACATAGATCAGAATGAGGAAGCGGCATTTGAGCCGAAGGTGGCCCATCTCACCTACTACACGACGCACGAGATGCCAGCCATCCTTGCCGTGGTTCGTTTTTCTGACACCGATAACGAGGACATATCTGTCGTAGAAGATCGGTATATGAATGACGTTGGAGAGCAGCAGCGCCTAGAGGAAGAGGTGGTTGAGGCTCTCTACACGGGGCTTGACGTTTCGGTCATGAGCCACTTTGAGATCGAGGAGTTCCCCACGATCAACGCGCTGCTAAACGGCTCTGAGTTGTGATACAATTATGAGGTCGTTACAGCCCATCCATGGCCGACTTCTCTCCTGAGTTTTATCTCAGTCACACCACTGACGTGAACCGCGGTTGCGTTGACGTCGTCGCTGAAGGCACCGTCCGACAACAGGCTTACATCGGTGGCTCGTCTCCCGAAGACATTACCTTCACCGTTCGAGCTATCGGTTGCCTTGACTTCACCGATATACCCGACACCAAGCGCGCCACCATCCAGGCGATGCTTGACACCGTCCAAGAGTGGGAGGTGTTCTGATGACACGCCCCACCCACTGGTACGGAACTGATGCGCCTGAAGGCGGCATCGAGATTGATTGGGAACTCATTGAAATAGTCGCCAAGGACATTGGCGCTGGTCCTAACGCCGACGGAGCCATCGCTCTCTACAACTGGCTTTGCTCCCTAGCAACTGAAGCCAGGGAAGAGGGTCAGATGGAAGAATGCGGCGCTCTTGCTTCTTACGGCGTCGCTGCACTTAACTACTGGGTCGAAGGTGGACTCGGTGCGCTGCTGAAGGAGGTGCTGTGAACACTTACTTCGGTATTGAGCACCTCGACGAGCTCGAGCACAGCATCAGCATCTGCTTTGACGTGGAGACGTTGGCGCTCCAGCCGGAGCGGGGCAAGCTGCGGCTGCTTCAGATGGCGTGCAACGTCAGCCAGACCGTGGTGGTCATCGACTGCTTCGAGCTAGAGGAAGACGATTGGCGCCGGCTGCGCATCTTCTTCGAGAACGGTGAGCGCTTCTGGCTCGCACACAACGCCGTCTTTGATTTGGGGTGGCTCCAGGAGCACGACCTCTACCCCCGTGGTTATGTCCGTTGTTCGATGCTCGCCAGCAAGTTGCTGATGAATGGCATACCCAACGCCAAGCACGGCCTTGCTCATGTGGTGCAGCGTTACCTCAAGCGCGAGCTAGACAAAGAGGAGCAGCGCTCTGATTGGAGCGGGCAGCTCACCAAGTCGCAGATTGACTACGCCATCAACGACGTTGTCGCGTTAGCGGAGCTGGACACTGTGTTGCAGCAGCGGCTCCAAACTGCAAGGCTCAGCTCAGCTTTTGCGCTCGAGTGCAAAGCCTTGCCCGCGATGGCCCAGATGTGGCGAGTCGGTTTGCCATGGGACAGGGAGTCCCTGAACAACCTCATCCGGGATTATGAATTCGACATCGCCCAACTCGAGAAAGACGTTTTACGTCAGATGGATGCGGCTTTGCCCGAAGGCAAAAAGCTCCCCAGAGACGACGACGGATCCTTCAACACCCGCCCCAAGGACACAGGATCTGTCCGAGCTGGAACTAAGAAGCTCGCAGGCTTCAACATCAACAGCCCGAAGCAGTTGGTTGGAGCGCTCACCACAATTCTGGGAACCGCACCAAAGGATCCCAAAACCGGCAAGGTTAGTGCTGCAAGGGGTGCGCTACGAGGTTACGCGGCTGACCACGTGGTGGTACAAACGTACCTGGAGTGGAAAAAATCTGAAAAACGTCGTCAAATGGCGGCATCAATCCTCGAACACCTCGGTACAGATGGATTTGTACGGGCGAGTTATCTACAGATGGGCGCAGAGACCGGACGAATGTCCTGCATCAAGCCCAACAACCAGCAGATCCCGCGCGACGAGATTTTTCGCTCGTGTGTTTCAGCTCCTGAGGGCTGGGCTCTGGTTGACGCTGACTTTGGTCAGATGGAGCTTCGTCTCGCGGCTGCAGTTGCGGATGATGAGCGCATGGCCTTGGCGTTCCAGCAGGGGGAAGACCTCCACACGGTGACCGCTGAGGCGATTGGCTGCTCCAGGCAGATTGCCAAGTCCGCAAACTTTGGCCTGCTTTATGGCTCTGGTGCGAAGGGGTTGCGGGATTACGCCGGCGCGATGGGTATCACCATGACCATTGCCGAAGCTGCTGACATCCGCGACAAGTGGTTGTCAACGTACGAGGGGATTCACCGCTGGCAGCGGCAGCAGGCAGCTGCTGCGGATAACAGCCGGCATGACCAGTGGGCGGAGACGCGCATCCCAGAGACCAACATGCGGCGCTTTCTGCCCGGTGATATGAACCGGCTAACTGTTCGCGCTAATACACCTATCCAGGGTGCAGGCGCTGCAATCTTGAAATGTTGCTTAGGAAATCTTTGGCCATTGTTACTTGAGGCTGGAGAGGATGAGGCAAAGCTCGCTGCCTGCGTACACGACGAAATTCTTTTGCTGGTAAGGAAAGGCAGCGAAGAGGAGTGGCGTTCCAAGCTCAAACGAGTGATGGAAAATGCTGAATCGAAGTGGCTTGGCGACATCCCAGCCTTAGCAGAAGTTAATGTCGGCCAGCGCTGGAGCGAAGTCCACTAGCCACAATGGTTCTGGCGTTGCTCCGGGCCAATGGACAAGGATTTGCCCTCAAGGTTCTGGAGCAAGGTCAACCGCAATGGTCCGACTGCGGATCACATGGACACACGCTGCTGGGTCTGGGAAGGCAGCCGAGGTGGGCGGAAGTACGGGACTTTCCACTGGAGCGGAAAAACAATGGCGGCCCATCGGGTCGCTTTTTTGTTGGCTTACGGCGAAGAGCCTGACATGGTGTTACACAAGTGTGATAACAAACTCTGCTGTAGGCCTGACCACCTTTACGGTGGCGATTCTTTTGACAATTTCTTAGACATTCTCGAGCGCCGCAACAACGGACCAGTTCTACGCTTTTTGGGTGGATTCAAAAAAGCTGCGTGAGGATTTCGGTAAAAAAGGTAGGGAATTGCTGGGAAACGTCTACGCGCAATACACTTACATCGTTCGAAACCCTTGGTGAAGCCATGGCTGCTGCTTATGCCATCCAAAACCGGGCGGCAGATAATGCTGTCATATCTCAGAGCGGAAACGGAGAAGGCGACGACGGCGGATCTACAGAGGGCTGCCCAATTCCTGGAGTGGGCGAGGAGTGTCCGTGCCGGTTGCCGGACCCAGAGGAACAAAGCTCGGAAGAACCAAAGCAACTCGTGGCGTAAATACGCTGACGCACCAGCACGGTGGTAGGCTCCGCGGGTCCTTTATTTCGGCGTAACTAACTGACTCGATCGGTCATTTAAGTCCATCCAGTAAAGGCGGGGTAGGGACTCCTATACAGCGTGGTGGCTGTGGGGGTCCTTTTTACTGGTAAGATGTGTTGACTTGTCCGACAATAATGGCAACGGACCACGGCAATAAGAAGTATTGCCAGATCCTGCTTGATCCTTACCGGTTTGCAGAGGCAGAGAAGCTGGCGGCTGAGGCTGGCATCCGTACCAACGCGTGGATGCGGGATGCGATCTACCGCCACATGGAGCGGATCCTCCCCGCCTCGGTCTATAACGACGCAGTGGCAAAAGACACGGCTGCTTACCGCGAGGCAATCCGGCGCCGCATTCAACGGCGTACTCAGGGAAAGAAGGAGGATGTTGAGACTTAAGACTATCTTCATTGTGTTACATCCATAAGTGCGGTATCTTGGGGCCGCTTCCGCGTTAGCACCCAATGCGCTACAGACTTGTGACACAGGACGGCAGTTATCTGATGGCTTGTTACGGGCCAACGGGTAATGGCATTGTCTTTACACGCATGGCCAGTGATGCATGCTCGTTTATAACGCTTGAAAAAGCGGCGGAGACTGCTCGTTTGGTCGGTGAGGGACTCGGCTTTATTCCCAATATCGAGTTCGCTGCCTCGTGATAAACATTAATCGCGATGTGGGGTTCACGCAGTATCTGCAGTGGGCGTCCCGCTACCCCCTACTGACTAAGCAGCAGGAAATTCTGCTGGCGCGTCAGGTGCAGGCTTGGATCGCAAATGAGAACCCCACCCCCCGTCAGGTCAAGGTGGGGCGCCGGGCGTACGAAAAACTTATTAAGTGCAATTTGCGCTTGGTTGTTTCGATCGCTAAGCGCTACGCGACCCGCATAAAAAAGTCCGAAATGATGGACGTTGTGCAGGAGGGCAATCTTGGATTGGCACATGGTGTCAAAAAGTTTGACCCCGAGCGTGGTTATGCCCTTTCCACTTACATCTATTGGTGGGTCCGGCAGGCGATTACCCGTTACCTCAACTGCAACGATCGACTGATTCGGTTGCCGATCCACGCTGTGGAGGCGCTGAACAAGATCAGGGTTTGGCGTCCGCTGTTTATAGAGGAAAACGGGAGGCTGCCCACGCTCGAAGAGTGTGCGGAGTACACCGGCATGTCGGCCAACAAGATTGAGGAGTACATGCGGCGGTGTGATGACGCCGGCAGTCTTGATCACAAACTTAAAGATGACACCGAAGCCACCTTGCTGGACATGATCGCTGACGAGGCGAGCCAGATCCAGGCGGAGGATGTGCATGACGAGGAACGGGTCTATCTGATTCTTCGCATGGTGGATAACCTTCCCGAGCACGAGCGAGAGGTGATAAAGGGTTTGTTTGAAATTGATGGAACGAGGCTTAAAACTCTTAAGGATTTGGGCAGTGAGCTGGGCTTTTCGCGTGAACGTGCCAGGCAGAAGCGTGAACAAGCGTTACGGCGACTGCGAGTAATGTCTAGGAACTACGGAGAGTTTGCTCGTGATTGATCAGGTGACCTTTACGGAGCAAGAGTGGCTGAACTTTTGGAAATATTTCAACAGTGAGCTGCACCAGGAGGCTGCTATTGAGATGCTTAGGCAGCACATCCTGAAGATTGATCCGTGTCTGCTGACCGCCACGGCGGAGTGGGTCGAGGTGTTTCGGGCGGGTCCCGCAAGTGGTCGCACGAGTCCAAAGGGGGTGGCGCTGATCAAGGAGTTCGAGGGTTTGCGGTTGCAGAGTTATTACTGCGCTAGTGGTGTACTTACCATCGGTTACGGATCGACTGGTCAGCATGTCTATCCAGGGCAGGTTATTAGTGAAGAGGTGGCGGAAGATCTGCTGCGGTTGGATCTTGGGCGGTTTGAAGATGGGGTCCGCGAGTTGGTCAAAGTTGACATCACGACCCACGAATTTGATGCTTTAGTTTCTTTTTCTTTTAATACCGGTGTGGCGGCGCTCGAGCACAGCACTCTGCTGCGGCGGTTGAATGCAGGCGAAGATAAGCCGACAGTTTTTAAGGAAGAACTGCCGCGTTGGGTCAACGGTAGCAACGGCCCCCTACCTGGACTTGTCCGTCGTAGGCAAGCTGAGATAGATCTGGCTTTGTCCTAATGGACCAGCTTGCTTTTGAGCTTCAGATGGAACGCACCAAGCGGGCTATTGAAGCTTCGGACGATCGAAAGGAACTCAAAGAAATCGCGCTGGCTTTGACCAATCTGGTCTCTACGCAGCGCGCAATGTTGATGGCCTGGATTTACGGGGAGCAGAATCAATAGCCGTAGCTGGCGGCTACTGCTTCCTCTTCGTCTGGGGATTCGGGGAAAGACGTGAGCGCTGCAGGGTTGGCTTCTTGCTCCTCGGTGTCCACGTTGTAGACGTACTCGGGAGCTTTGATTAGGGCTTCCAGGTCTTCGACCGAAGCGGCAGCGTCGATTTCACCGCAGCGGACGTCAGCTGCAGCGCGGACTTCGGCGCGGAAGGTTGCCCACAGTGCTGGGATTGCTTCGTCGGTCTCGGCTTTGCGGAGGACGTACCAGTCAGAAGCCGCGAGGATTTGGCGGGCGACGCGCTTCTGTTGCATGACGAAGCTGAGCTTCAGCTGGTCCAGATTACGCGGGGTGCTGCTGAACGCACCAGCACTATCTGGTCCGCTGACCACGTAGAAGCGGTCATCCGGGCGCTGTTGGAGGAGGACCTGCGTAAAGCCCAGCTCCATGAATTTGGCGTGGGTTGCTGCAGAGCCGCCGTAGCTCGTGCCAAGGTAGGTGAACTGGCTGCCCAGGCGGTAGCGTTTCTGGTCCGCGTCGACGTAAAACATGGCTTCAAAAGCAGGACTTACCGGGCAGTGGCCGGTGAAGTGTTATTCGCCCCGAAGGGGTTCTCGGCAAAGGCGGCGTAGATGTAGCTAGAGGAAGCGCTATTCATCTCCCCGGAAGGCTGTCGAGGTTTGAAACCATTGGAAAGTAAATCAATATCGTAGTTGTCACCGGCGAATTCAGCATTTGTCAAGTTTGGGTGAAACGCTGAGCCTGTTGGGTTGCTAGGGGATCTTGTGCTGTCCCATATCATCCAGTTCTCAGACAGATTTACAGCTTTCACGAGAAGCAGACTCACTGAAAAACCGGTGTAAATAAACGGACCATCAGCATCACCGTTGCCAGTGTACGAACCGAATTTTGAAAACCCTTCCACAGGTTCCCACGCATACATAACACCTGAACCGCTAATCAACGCTCCGTCAATGTTTACGTTGCCACCACTAAACGTACAAGTGCTGTATCCAACGCCTTGCGAGTCGCTGTGAAGCTCTAAAAGCCCTGGTTGATAAGAGGCGTGTTGAACTTTAACTTGAGAGGAGCCGGCATCAGAAACATACATAACAAATTGCGGGTTTGTTAATCCAGTGTCAATAGTTTGGGGGTCATTATCTGCACCTGTAAATTCAATTATATTAAAACCATTTTCTGAAACATCTGATGAATTATATTTCCAGCACCAAGCAACAGAGCTACCAGAAGGCGCTGAATATGCGTTCTCGTACCCACCGCTGGGGTTTTGAATTGTTTGGTTGGTTGTACCCCTAACACTATCAACGAGCTGGTGCTGATTGCTATTTACCCTGTCCTTGATCCACCAGAGACCGTTGGGGAACGTTGATTGAGCTAGGGCAAGGATGCTGTAGTCAACAAGAATGTCTCCTCCACCACCAGTAGAAGCAGTTGCATCAACTTCGTACTCATAAATAAATGTTCCG